ACTAGCAAAAAAAACAAGACAATGAAGATTAACAAGATTATCCGACCGGCTCACACCGAGCAATGGTCAATGATTCCGACCGCAATATTTAAAAATAATGATGTTTCAATGGCCGCCGTTGGGATGTATTGTTGGCTATATTCCAGACCGCCATTGGAAGAAATAACTAAAGATGCCGTTTTAACGCATTTTAAGATAGGTTTAAGCGCGTTTTATAGCAGAGTGAGGGAATTAATCAACTCGGGATTTTTAATGCGAGAAAACGCACGAAATGAAGGCAAGTTTGCCGGGACTAATTATTTATTGTTAAATGAGCCGTTTGTTGATTTACCGCATACGGATAATCCGCATACGGATAATTTAGATCGAGGGATATATAATAATATATATAATAATAATAATATAAACTTAGATAATATAAACTTAGATAAGAATATAATCTTAGATAATATAAACTTAGATAATAATATAAACTTAGATAAGGATATAAATAAGGATAATATAAACTTAGATACTAATATAAACTTAGATAATAAGTTATATACTGATAATAAAATAAACAAAAAAACTTATATCCCTCGAAATCGAAAAAATGCATTTTTAGATGGCACAATTAAAGCATTTGAGCATTTCGTGGATTTGTTTCCGGATAAATACAAACCAAAATCCGAGGCACAAAAAAACAAGTGGATGGATTGCCTTGACAAAGTCCAGCGGATTGATGGTTATGATTTGCGTGATGTTTATTTGATGGTTAAAAAAATGCGCCAAGATGATTTTTGGCAAGGTAATTTTTTGAGCATTTTGAAACTGCGCAACACAGATAAAAACGGCATCAAATACATTGACCGATTTATGGATCAGCAGGATAATTATTTGCAAACGGCAAAAAATAAAATACAAGGCGTATATCGGTTTTATAAATACACAACGCCAAATGGTGATATTCAGATTGGCGCAAAAACAAAGGATGGTGATATGGATCACAACATATTGGCGCAGAAATTAACGCAAAAAGAAATCGAGAAAATAATCAGCACACTATGACAAGGGATGATATTTACGAATTAGAAAAGCAACTTATTTTTTTACTCAATCTTGATGGTTGGCACATAAAATGGTCAGAGGATAAATATTGCCATTACGATGCCATTGGCACAGACATAAACGGCAAGGAGTGTATTTTAGAGTTTAAGTTTCGCCGCGCATATTACAAGACCAAAATAATGGAATGCAAGAAGTGGAACAATTTAACGCAGTTTAAAGCCGATGAGATTTATTATTGCGTGATTGACCAAAAAGGATGTTTTGTTTATGACATTGGCGATATTGATCACCAGAGCGTAATTGAATTGCCATTGCCAAAGGAAACAATTACCGAGAAAATAGTGAAGGAGAAGCGATTTGTTTATGAGTTAAAAAGGCCGCCAAAATATTTTTATGAGTACAATTTTTTTTAAAATAAATTTTTATTTAATTTAGCCAAACAAGAAACAAGACAATGTACAGACAAGAATTAGAGCAGCTCGGCATAATAGTCAAGGGCAATGCCGGGATGACCAAAACAAAATGCCCGAAATGCTCACACGAGCGCAAAAAGAAATCCGATCCTTGCCTTTCGGTAAATCTTGACAAAGGATTATATAATTGCCATAATTGTGGATGGGCTGGTAGTGTAAAATTTAAAGCCAAAGCCGAGTACACCATACCTGAAAAAGAAAACGCCAACGTATCGGAGCGCGTATTAAAATACTTTGAATCACGAGGCATAAGCGAGCCAACATTGGTGCATTGGAAAGTGGGCGAATCATTGGAATATATGCCGCAAGTACAAAAGAATCGCCGAGTAATTAATTTTAATTATTACCGCGAGAATAAATTGGTCAATGTGAAATACCGAGATTCAGAAAAGAATTTTAAAATGGTCAGCGGCGCGGAGTTAATTTTTTATGGCTTGGACAATATCAAAGAATTGGAAAAGGTGTACGTTGTTGAGGGCGAGATGGATGCATTGTCATTGCACGAGGCTGGCGTTTATTCGGTTTGCAGTGTACCCAATGGCGCATCAAAAGGAAATCAAAAATTGGAGTATTTAGATAATTGCTGGCAATATTTCAAGGATAAAAAAGAGATTATTATTTGCACCGACAACGATGATGCCGGGCTGATGTTACGCAATGAGTTGGCGCGTAGGTTTGGGCGTTATAAATGCAAATACGTTGATTTTGGGCAGTACAAGGATGCCAATGAGGCGTTGATGGCCGAAGGCACAAAGGCATTACGTCAGTTTGTTAATGATGCCAAATCGTTCCCATTGGAGGGGGTTTTGAACATTGATAATATTTGGCAAAACGTACTTAATTACAACGAGAAGGGTGTTGTGAATTATAGCATTGGACTTGGCGAATCAGATAGTTATTTTAAGATGGCATTTGGTGAGTGGTCGGTGGTAACCGGGATACCTAATAGCGGAAAATCCGACATTGTGGATCAGATTTGCGTTAATATGGCAACAAAATATGGGTTCAGAAGCGCGATGTTTTCGCCGGAGTCATTCCCTTACGAGGGCCATATAAAACGCATTGCCAATAAGTTAAACGAGCGCAACTGCAATAATGACGATTTAAACAATACAAAGGATTTTATTAGCGAGCATTTCCATTGGGTCAAGATTGATTTGGAAAACCTAACGCTTAAGGGTATATTAACGGCATTTCGCGAGTTAGTATTTCAAAGGGGGATTAATATATGCGTGATTGATCCTTGGAATATGCTGGACCATTCAGCGCAAAAGGATTACGCATACATTGGGCGGTTATTGTCCGAGATTACGCAGTTTTGCCAGCAAACAAATGTGCATTTATTATTGGTGGCGCATCCAAGAAAAATTGAGTCTATTGATGGGACATATAAAAAACCTACGTTGTATGATATAAGCGGATCGGCTGACTTTTTTAATAAAACATATAACGGCATAATTTGTTACAGATGCATTGGGCAAAAGTCAAGCTATAAGTCTGACATCGTTAAGATTTATATCGAAAAGGTCAAGCGAAAAGAAAACGGCCAATTGGGTGATTTTGAAGTTGCACCGGATTTTTATAACGGCGGAGTGTATAAACCCATTGACCAAAACAATAAGCGATTTGAGGTAATAAAGGATAATAATATACCATTTTGATATGAGGGTGTTAGAGTTATTTGCTGGATCGCGTAGTATTGGAAATATTGCCGATTCATTGGGTTATGATGTTTTTTCTGTTGATTTACATCAATTTGATAAAATAGATTTGGCCATTGATATTTTAGATTTAAAAAAAGATATGATACCATTTGAGCCAGATATGATTTGGGCATCGCCTCCTTGTACTTATTTTAGCGTGGCATCGATTGGGGTGCATTGGAATGAAAACCATACACCAAAGACAAAAGAGGCAGAATTAGGAATGAAAATATTAAATAAAACATTAGAAATTTTTAAATGGTTTCCCAATGCAATTTTTTTTATGGAAAATCCAGTCGGTAAGATGAGAAGAAAGGTGAACGGCATTAATAGAACGAGCGTAACATATTGCAGTTATGGGGATATAAGAATGAAACCGACAGATATTTGGTCAAATAATATTTATGATATGTTTAATCCTAATGGATGGAAGCCCAGACCAATGTGTTTTGCTGGCAATAAAAAATGTCATCACGAAGAAGCACCAAGAGGGTCAAAAACTGGAACACAAGGACTTAAAAATAATTACGAGCGTTCAAAAATACCAGAACAATTGTGTTTTGAAATATTGACCAATAGTCATACAATAATGATACAAAACCAATACAAATTGTATTAACAAAAAAACATTGAAACAAAATGACAGAGCAAAATTTAATTGATTTAGGATTTAAAAGAGTAGACGATATTGCCGATGGTGAGCCGTTTTATTATTATGAATATGAGTTGGGAGATACTTGCCTCATATCTTTTGCAAATGATGAGATAAAGGATGATCATTGGATAGTTGAGAGTGATGATTATTTACGAGTCAAATTTCAAAAACTGAATGATTTAAAAATATTTATCAGTTTATTACAAAGTATTTTCAGAGAATAAGAAATGAAACAAACAACGAGCGTACTGGTAACCGATGAGCATCATTTGGCGATGAGTTGGTGTTTTAAAAACAACATTAAGATTTATCCCAAAGTGGTAAAAGAGGGGTACAGAATTGAGATAAATGACAATCGCAAATTAATACGATCACCAAAGATTTATACCAAATCCGAGATGGAGGCAAAAAGTTGGGAATTATATTTGTATTTTTATAGAAAATTTAAAAATGAATCTTGAAATACATTTTTATCCCATTTATGGTTGCGCCGTTGGGATTGATTATTTTGACAACGACCACGATACACAGAGCGATTGGAGCATCAAAACAATATGTGTTCAATTATTTGTAGTGGGCATTAATTTTAATTTTTATGAATAATAGAAACAGACAAAAACAAGATTCGTATCGCATTACATTTTACGCGATGATTGCAATGATTGGTTTATTTTTAATCGAAATAATCCGATCGGTATGAGGAAATTGGTAAACATTGCCAAGGTAAAAGAAAACCCAAGCAATCCCAGATTTATAAAGGATAGCAAATTTAAAAAGTTGGTTCAATCAATCAAGGCATTCCCAGAGATGCTTGAGAAGCGCCCAATTGTTGTGGATGAGGATATGGTTGTATTGGGTGGTAATATGCGTTTAAAGGCGTGCAAATCGGCCGGATTGTTTGATGTGTGGGTTGATATTGCACAAGGATGGTCGCAAGAACAAAAAGACGAGTTTATCATAAAGGATAATGTTGGATTTGGAGAGTGGGATTGGGACATATTAGCTAATGAGTGGGATGTGGAGGCGTTAGATGATTGGGGTTTAGATTTGCCTCCAATGTTTGACGATCCGGAGCCAGAGGCCACAGAGGATGATTACACAGAGCCAGAGCAAATGGAGGTGGATGTTGTGCTTGGCGATTTAATTGAAATTGGAGAGCATCGTTTGCTTTGTGGGGATAGCACAGATTCAGACCAAGTGGCGAAGTTAATGAATGGCGAGAAAGCGGACTTAGGTCATAACGATCCGCCTTACGGAATGAAAAAAGAAAATGAAGGGGTAAAAAATGATAATTTGAATTATGACGATTTGCTTGAATTTAATCATCAATGGATACCTTTGCAGTTTAATCATTTAAAAGAAAATGGCTCATTTTATTGTTGGGGTATAGATGAGCCGCTTATGGATATTTATTCACATATATTAAAACCATACGCAAAAAAAGGCAAATTGACATTTAGAAATTTGATAACTTGGGACAAAGGAAATGGCCAAAGCCAAAATTCAGAACTCACCAGATCATTTGCGACGGCAGATGAAAAATGCCTTTTCGTGATGATGGGAGTGCAAGGATTTAATAATAATTCAGATAATTATTTTGAAGGGTTCGAGTCGTTACGTTCTTATTTAGTCAATGAAAGAGATAAAATGCAATGGACAACAAAAGACATTGTTGATATAACTGGCAAAACCAGCGCATCGCATTATTTTTCAAAAAGTCAATGGCACTTTCCAACCCAAGACCATTATGATGCAATTAAAAGCGCATCAAATGGTAAGGCGTTTAAAAAAGAGTACGACGAAATAAAAAAAGAGTACGACGAAATAAAAAAAGAGTACTACTCTACAAGGGCGTATTTTGACAATGTCCACGATAATATGAACAACGTATGGCACTTTGCAAGACATCGCAGAGAGGGTAATGAAGGAGGCCACGCAACTCCAAAACCAATACCATTATGCGAGCGCGTAATAAAATCAAGTTGCCCGAATGGCGGTTTGGTTCTTGATGTTTTTATGGGTTCTGGTTCAACAATGGTAGCGGCACACCAACTTAACCGAAAATGCTATGGTATGGAACTTGACCCAAAGTATTGCCAAGTTATAATTGACAGAATGCATAAACTTGACCCATCACTTGAAATAAAAATCAATGGACAAAAATATACTCCGAATGACAATGGAGCAGAGGTTTAAATATCTTAATGAGCAGAAAAAAATAAAATATAATGGCAACAAAAACCAACATATTAAAAACCCAATTACTCGAAGCACTTGAGCAATCATTGGGAGTGGTTACAACGGCTTGTAAAAAGGTGGGGTGCAATCGCTCGACATATTATGATTATTACAATGACGATCCAGAGTTTAAAGCGGCAGTTGATGAGTTGCAAAATATGACATTGGATTTTGCCGAGAGCCAATTGCATAAGCAGATTAAAGAGGGCAATACAACGGCAACCATATTTTATTTAAAAACCAAAGGCAAAAAGCGCGGATATATTGAACGTCAAGAAATCCAAATGGATGGCGCGATTGAATCAAAAATAATTGAATGGAACCCGGCAAAAGAAGAGTAAAAGAATTTTGCAACATCCAATTTTATCAAACGCTTAATTCTAAAAAGCGCATTAAAGTACACCAAGGCGGTACACGATCCGGTAAGACTTATGCCATTGTGCAGTATTTGATTTACAGAATGACAACCGCCAAAGAGCCATTGACCATTAGCATTGTTCGTAAGACATTGCCAGCGCTTAGGCGATCGGTAATGCGGGACTTTATTAATATAGCCGATAAACTCGGCATTTATTATTTAGGCGAGCATAACAAGAGCGAAAACATTTTCAAATATAATGGACATACCATTGAGTTTTTATCCACAGATGAGCCGCAAAAGATACGCGGAGCAAAGCGCAATAT